AAGATTGACGGTGATTGGTACGGTACGTTCAGCCCTGCTGACCTTAGTCACGTTGAGTGGAAAGATGAGGTTAAGTTCTCATGGGAGGCTAAAGGTGAATACAAAAACATTAAAGGCCCAGTGGTTGTTACGGGTGCCGACTCCGGCGCTGGAAGTAGTCCTTCCTCTTCCCCTACTCGTAACGGAAACCTCGGTGTTGAGCTTGGTCATGCTAGTAACTTGGCTATGCGTATGATGGAGCAAGCGTCAAGCCCCACGGTAGGTAGCACTGAGTACTACAGGATGTTCGCTGAGTTCACTGAAGATATGTACAAGGTGATGCAAGGTCTACGTGCTAAGGTGAGTGCTCCTGACTTCACCTCAGATGTTGTTATGAAAATTGACCCTAACCCTGTTGCCGAGCCTGTAGAGGATATCTTTTAAATGTTCACCCAAGCTATTATAGATGGGGACGTTCTTCCCTATAGCTGTGGGTTTGCTGCGGAGGGTGAGCCTGTATCTCACTCTTTGCGGCTTGTCAAAAACAAGATGAACCAGATACTAGAGGACGTAGGTACAGATAACTATCGTCTATTCATATCTGGTGAGGGTAACTACAGAGAGGATGTAGACCTAGCGTACAAGGCAACACGTCCAGCACGTAAGCCAGAACACTTCAACGAGATACGGAAGTACATGGTAGAGCGATGGAACGCAGAGAAGTGTGATGGGTACGAGGCTGACGATATAGTTGGTGCTTTGATGTGTGAAGGAGAATGGAAGGGTGTAGTAGGTGTGTCACCTGACAAGGATTTGAAGACAGTTCCCGGACACTTGTATAATCCTGTCAAACGTACACAAATGCATATCAATGAATTGCAAGCTGATAGATTCTTGGGGTATCAGTTACTAGCAGGAGATCGTACAGACAACATCCCCGGTCTGCCACTCGTAGGTCTGCAAACCAGACTTAAGTATGAGTTGCGTAAGACCAAGGGCTGTGGCGATACCACTGCTAAGAACATCATCAAACATGGGAAAGGATTGCCGTGGAATGATGTTCTATTTGCATACGCTGATTGGGGGATGGAAGCATCTCTCACCTCTGAAGAAATCTTCGACTACTTCATAGTCCAACTAGACCTGCTGTACATAGGTCGTAGCATGTACGATGGGATGCCACAACGTAGAGAGGATGCAGGTTATCCTGTCTTTGATTTGGTTGACATTGAAACAGCAATGGAACTTGTAATGGAGGAAAAGGAATGACAGTTTTAAACGGTGTGTTGATTATCCTAGCGGGTAGTCTGGCGGTGAACTTCTCTTTCTGGCGTACTAAGCGTGAGGTTGAACATATCCTCGCCAAGATAGTTACAGTGCTAGTAGCGGAAGGTCACCCTATGTTCGTAACCATGAAAGGAGAAGATAATGGGTAGTTACAATGTGTATCGTCAGAGTGAGTTCAAAGACCAGATAGCAAAGCTGGAACGTGAACTAGCAGAAGATGGTAAGCTCAAAGACAAGATCGAGAAACTAGAACGTAAGATTCGTGAACTAGAATCCAAGGATGACAATGGCGAGACAGCGAGTAGCGAGGACTAGAGCTGGGGAATCATGGACTGAAGCTCGTTACTGGAGCTTCATCCGTGGTCTTCTCCGACAAGGTTTCAACAAATACCCTGTCAAGTTTAAAGTAAAGAACGCCAACAGAAGGAGAGACGGAAGACGATTTGAATACCCTTGCGCTTTGTGCAACGATTGGTTCCCAGATAAAGAAGTACAGGTCGATCATATCCGACCGTGTGGAAGTCTCAAGAGTTATGATGACCTCCCTAGCTTTGTCTCCACACTGTATTGTGAGTCAGATAACTTACAAGTAGTGTGTACCACCTGCCACCAAGCCAAGACCAATGATGAACGCAGAAGGAGGAAGAAGAAATGAACTATATAGTTCAGACTAAAGACACAGTGTACCACTCTAAGAGGAAGCTCACCACTGCGTATTTGCATGTGACCTTCAAGTACAAGGATCGTGCTAAGTACCGAGAGGTGGGTGATAAGCAGCTAGCAGGGCTACTCAAGCGATTAAAAGAGGTGAAGCTATGAGACACATGGTAATACCTGACACACAGGTAAAACCCGGAGACAGTATTGAGCACCTTAAGTGGGCTGGTAAGTACGCTGTAGAGCAGAAGCCTGACGTGATTGTCCACATTGGAGATCACTGGGACATGCCTTCTCTGTCGTCGTATGACAAGGGTAAGGGTAACATGGAGGGTAGGCGTTACATAGCTGATATCGATGCAGGCAACATGGGCATGGATGCTTTCATGGCTCCCATCCTCAAGGAACAGAAACGTCTACGGAAGAACAAGAAGCAGGTCTGGAATCCCAGACTTGTATTCACTGTAGGTAACCACGAAGCACGAATAAAGAGGGCCGTAGATGATAACATACAGCTTGCCGATCTTCTTTCTTATGACCATTTCAATCTTGCTGATTACGGATGGGATGTTATCCCGTTCCTTGAAGTTGAAGTCATTGATGGCGTGGCGTATAGTCACTACTTCACTAGTGGCGTTATGGGTCGTCCTGTTTCAAGTGCTAGGCTAATGCTAAACAAGAAGCACATGAGCTGTGTCATGGGTCACGTACAAGACCGAGACATAGCCTTTGCTCGTAGAGCAGATGGTTCTGCAATGACTGGCCTGTTCGCTGGTATCTTCTACCAACACAACGAGGGCTACCTCAATGCACAGACCAACCTCTCATGGCGCGGAATCTGGATACTTAACGAAGTGGTGGACGGCAGCTTTGACGAACTACCTGTCTCACTCAATTACTTGGAGAAACGATATGGCAGATAATGTCAACAAGCCTAAGCACTATCGTATGCACCCCAGTGGTATTGAATGTATTCAGATCACCGAGCACATGAAGTTCAACCTAGGCAATGCTATGAAGTATATCTGGAGATCAGACTTAAAGGATGCCAAGGTAGAAGACCTTCAGAAGGCCATCTGGTATCTCAACCGTGAGATCAATCGGATAGAGGGGCAAGACTACAACCGTAACAGGGAAGAAGGTAGCCGTCTATACAAACCAATGTGGGAGAACAAAACAGAGGAGACTAAGTATGAGTGAGTTTAAAAACAGCTTCGGTGATACAATCTTTCAGCACAAGTATGCCAACTACGAAGGACAGACTTGGAAAGAGAAGTGTGAACTGATAGCGGACAACGTAACCGAGAACATCTTCACTGATGATAATCGGCTAGACCTGACCAAGTACATGCAAGAGTTCAAGTTCATGCCGGGTGGTCGGTACATCTACTACGCTGGCCGTCAGGCTAAGTTCTATAACAACTGTTACCTGTTGAAGGGTGAGGAGGATACACGTGAAGAATGGGGACGCTTGCTTACTAGGGCTTCTGATTGTCTTATGTCTGGCGGCGGCATCGGCATCGACTACTCGGTCTTCAGACCTGAAGGCTCTCCACTGGGAAGAACTGGAGGCACTGCCTCAGGGCCATTACCTCTCATGTGCTCAATTAACGAAGTCGGACGTAATGTTATGCAGGGAGGAAGTAGACGCTCAGCCATATACGCCTCGATAAATTGGCGACACGGTGATGCTAAAGCGTTTCTAAACATGAAGGACTGGGAGAGTATGCCTATCGCTGACGGTGTTACATATGCCGACAGCAAGCGAGCTGACTTCAACAACCATGCTCCACTAGACATGACTAACATCAGTCTTAACTACGACAACGCATTCCTCGATCACATTGAGCAGGGCCACTTGCCACAGATATTCATTGACAACTGTCACAACGCAATGAAGACAGGTGAGCCGGGGTTCAGCTTTAACTTTGGAGATAAAGAGAATGAAACGCTTCGCAATGCTTGCACAGAAGTTACATCAGCAGATGATAGTGACGTATGCAACCTCGGCAGTGTTAACATGGGGGCCATTGACACTCTGGAGGAATTCCGTGATATCATCCGATTGGCTAGCGGCTTTCTTGTTTGCGGCACCCTTACTGCTGATCTTCCCTATGATAAAATCCGTGAGATACGCAAGAAGAATCGGAGACTTGGACTAGGGTTGATGGGTATACATGAGTGGTTGCTGAAGCGTGGCTACGAGTATGGCATGAACAAGGAACTACGTCAGTGGATGGAAGTGTACAGAGAGGAGAGTGAACGTGCTGCAAATAGTTTGTGTGATCGTCTCGACATTAGTAGGCCTGTTGCTTATCGGGCAATTGCTCCAACGGGAACAATTGGGATTCTGGCAGGTACAACTACTGGGATTGAGCCTTTATTTGCTGTGGCTTATAAGCGCAGGTATCTTGTCGGTGGTTCTCAGTGGAAGTACGAGTATGTGGTAGACGCTACTGCTGAAGACTTGATACAGAACCATGGCCTAGACCCTGATAAGATTGAAACCTCGATGTCTCTAGTCGATGACTTTGAAAGACGTTTGAGTTTCCAAGCTGATGTTCAGGACTACGTAGACATGGCTATCTCATCAACGATCAATATCCCATCGTGGGGTACTGAGAAAAACAATGAAGGGAGGGTACATGAATTTGCTACAATACTCGCTAAGTATGCACCTAGACTGCGTGGTTTCACGGTCTATCCGGATGGGGCAAGGGGTGGTCAGCCACTTACGGTCTGCTCGTACAGTGAAGCGAAATCTAATGAAGGTGTACAATTTGAGGAAAACTCAGAAGCGGTCTGTGCCGGAGGAGTATGTGGGATATGAATGATCTACGGGAAGCAGAATCTTTTAAACAAGCAGACATCTTGCGGTTAGCAAGCATCTCTCATGAAGTTGACAAACTATTAGGAATGGTATTCGATGACAAATCTCCGCCAGCTCTCAAGATTCAAGCAAGAATCATTAAAAATGCGATTAACAAGTAAAGGTCTGGGTGACAGACTTATAGATGTAATCGACTTAGCCTTTGCAGCGTTTGTAGTGGGTATCGTTACAGCGCCGTGGTGGTTTCCATATATTATAGATAGATCAGGAGGTTTTCAATGAACTACAGCATAAGCGAAGAAGTCTTAACTAAGGTACTTAACACACTGGCTCAACTACCGTATCATCAGGTGGCTGATGTGATGACAGAGATACAGGGGACGATTCAACAAATCCCAGAAGAAGAGCCAGAGGAGGAAGCAGGGTGAAGAACTTGCGAGAGGCAAAGGCAGCAAAGAAGGAAGAAGAGAGGGATGCACTGATTCAGACGGTCGATACATCGTTCTTGATTGCTATAGGGTTGGTAGTCCTGACCTTGTTTATAAGCCTCCCTTGTAGTGCTGATAGCTCACAGTCATACTGGGTGTTTGGTGACTCACTCACCTCAGAGGATAAGTCATGGGCTTCACAGCTTAACGACTTAGACTTTGCACACATTCAGAACCTAGCTGTAGCGGGGTCGCAGCTAACTAAGAGTACGATTCCTTCACAGCTCTCTTGCAGAAATCGAGAGGTAATTTATTGGCTTGGCACAAATGATGCAGGGTCTGGTGTTGATGAAGCACTGTACAAGCTGAAGCTAAACAACCACATGACCACGCTTAAGAACCGAGGTTGTGTGGTGTACTTGGTATTGCCTATACAAGTGAACTTCACCCCTGACCATACTACCCGAACTCTTGCAGCTAGGGCTTGGACGTATGATGTAGGGGTGTTGTACACGAACGTAGTAATACTAGACGCTCCGTATGATGAGACTCAAACCACAGATGGATTGCACCCCACGGACGGGGCGCAGTTCTGGTTGAGTGTCTACTTCGCTAATGTGTTGGGGCTTATCGCCCCTTAACCACCTTAGCAATCTTCTCACCTGATCTTCCTACGACGTAACCTCCAAGGCCAAGTTGTAGGAGCGTCCATGCTTCGTCTCTCAGAGGCGTAGCTAACAACCCCAGAGAATCACCTACCGCCAGAGCGAGAAAGGTTAGCATGGTTATTGGTCGCCAACTAGCGACAATCCAATGATCTGAACTAGCCTCAGCCTCTACTATAGCCTGTTGTCCTTTCAGGCTTTCCCTCTCATAATCAAACACCACTTGCATAGCCGCTGCTTGAACAGTAAGAAGACGTTCCTTGTGTTGGTTCTTTTCATCAGTTGACGTATGTACTTCGTCTATCAACTTTGCTGCTGGCTCAAATATCCCAGCGATGAGGTCTAGTACGTTTAACATTTCTATACCTATAAAGTCTGGAGTTTCAGACATACGTTGAATGGGGAGTACGCTTCCCAAGATTTGCATACGCTTGGTTTGTCAGTACCCCCTACTGTGAAAGGCCCAGTGGTTAGGTACACCACAAGCACAAAGGTAATCATCGTAG